CAGGACTGCTTGGCAAGTCCCCGGCGGGCGAGGAGTTCGCGGATTTCAGCTTCCGGATTCTTTCCTCGCCGCTTGCGGGCCTTGATCTTCCCGGCATCAGCGGCCATCTGGTTGGAGATGGTCTTGCGGAGGATGGCTCCCGCCTCCGAGACGATCACGTTCTTGAAGCTCACCCCGGTGAGGCGAGAGAGCTCCTGCATCGCCCGGCTGAAGTTCCTGGTATCGATCTGGACGCTTGGCTTCACTCATCCCTCCCCATGTCAAGGGAGAGGAGGGCCACAAGATCCTCGACCTGACTCTCGACAGGGGCCGAGACCGGCACGGTCCAGAGGTCGTGCGACCGCAGGGCCGCGTGGTAGTAGGCATTGACCCGGTAGACGGGCATCTCCATCAACTCCGATTCCGTGAAGCCCCCCTCCTTGGCCAACGTGAAGATCAGCGCGGCCAGGGACGGAGGCTCTAGGAGTTTGGGGGGGGAGTCTCCCCGCTGGACGAGTTCCCCTGCTTGGGAACCACCTCGACCTGAGTCTCCCGATCAAGGTCGGCGACCTGGACAAACCAGTCGGCTGCGGTCTTGAGATCGGCCTCGGAGATTTCATCCAGGAAAAGATCTTTGTCCGCGAGGTAGGCCGACTTGTTCAAAATATTCAGCGAGACCCGCTCGATGGGAGCCGCCACCAGATAGATGAACGCAAAGAGTATCTCCTCGTTCTTGTCGGTCTCGTCCATGTCGATCCAGCGGAGGATCCGGGCGAGCTTGAGCTTCACGCTATTGGAAAAGGGTCGCACCTTGCGGCCCGCGATGACCGGCTCCTCGATGTATAGGCGCTCGTTGAGGGTTTCGCTCATAGGATAAGGTTGTTAGGCTGAAGACTAAAGGCTGTTAGAAAGAAAAAGGCTACAGGCTACAGGTTCTCGAATTGCTTCATCATGGCCCGACCCCGGGCGGTGGGGACCGGCTTGCCATCAGACCCATACTCCATCTCGATCACGGCCGTGGCCGCCCCTCTGGTGAGCTTGGGGAAACTGGGCCGCGAGTTGATGAAATCCCGAAGGATATCCAACTGGTCGACCAGGCACCGCATGTGCGTGACGGGGTGCTCGGGATTCGCCGCGAGCCACTTCTTGTCGTTCCAGCGCTTGAGAAGCTCGGCCTGAGACAGGGTCTCCCCGGCAAACGGGGCGAGCGCGATCTCCTGATCAGTCAGGAGCCAGACTACTTTCCGGCGGGGCTTGCCATCCCTCCCCTGCTCCACGGTGTCGACGTAGCCGTCGTTCTCCCTGAGTCGGCCTCCGCAGACAAGCGAGGCGGCGACGGCTCGGGTATTGGGCGAATTAATGGAGTTCTCTTCTCCCACCAGCACGGTGAGTTGTTCGTTCAGATTCATGGGATCTTCGGGGTATCGTGGTTGGGATCGTTGGGTCCCGGTCTTTCCCGGGTGTCAGGGTCTCTCTTGATTCACGTCAGGTGCCCCACTGACGAAACGGATTAGGAGGCTCCGGGGTATTGCTTGCCGGAATACTTCCAGCTCTGGAACTCGGTGTTCTTCTCGGTCTGGCTATAGGAATCGATGATGATCACACCGCCCGAAATGGTGCCGGGAAGAAGTGTGGTCGCCACTCCTATGGTGACGCTCGGATAATCGCCCGATCCCTCGACCGAGAACTCGGCGGTCGGGTCGATGGCCGCTGCCGTGGAGAAGCTGCCGTCGTATTTCCTGAGGACCTTGGTCTCGACCTTCTGCGAAGTCGTGACCTTGGTGATGATGCCGGAGGAGAAACTGTTGATTCCGAGGCTTGCGGTGATGGCCATGGTGGTCGTAGGTGTGGGGTTTAGCTCCAGGAGACGGCCTCGAGGGTGAAGTCAGGGAAGTCGTCCAGCGTCTCGTCGATCGAGGCGCTGACGACTTTCAACGTTGCCGAGGCGATGATCGTGGCGGTCGAAACAAGCGAAAGATTGGGCATCCCCTTGCCTTTCACGGTGACCTTGGTCTCGGTCATGTTTACAGTTCCGGCTTGGACGGTCGTGCCGGTGGCGTTCCGGATGGTCTTGATCTCCTTGGTTTGTTCCTTGGTGACCTCATTGATGACGCAGCCGGTGGGCGCGGAAATGAGGGACAAAAGGCTAGTGACGCCAATGGTTGCGGCCATAATTTAGTGGGTGGAAGTTTCAGGAACTGACTTGAAAGGAGGGGAGGACCACCACTTGCCATCATCTGGCACGGCGGGAGAATCAGTGGGCACCTCGGCAGGCACCTCGGCAGGCACCTCGGCAGGCTTGGCCGGGTCCTCGGGAGTGATGGCGGTCTCGTCCATGCGAAATCCCCGATGTCAAACCGAGAGGCCGAGCAGCATCTCGGTCTCGCTGACCCAAGCGTGGTCGCTCTGGGAGGTCTTCACGTTCTGCACATAGATCCCGCCGTAGGTCATCGAGGAAGACCACTCCCCGCCAATCGAGGGGAGCGCGGCCAAGAGTTCGGCCTGCACGCTCTGCATGGTGGCCAGTGCGTCCGACCCAAGCAGGGAGGGGCCCTCGATGCGGAGCGTGATGGTGGCCTTGTAGACCCCGCCCGCGACATGATCGAGGCTGCCGCAGGCGACGATGAGATTCAGACTCTGGGGTGCCAGGATGTCGTAGCCCGTTCCGGTGTAGATCGACCCGATGGCCGCATCGGTCAGAAGCGTGCTCAGGGCGGCCACCAGGGCCTGCTCGATCTCGAGGGGATTCATATCAGCTCCATTCCGTCTGGACGACGTGCTCGCGAGACTGAGGTGCCCCGGTCGCCGGGATGCACGAGGTCACGACGTAATAACGTCCCGAGGCCGTGGTGATCCGCTCCAGCGGTGCCGGAGCCGGGGAAATCGTTGCAGGCATGCGGATCTTCCATGTTTGCTTGGTATGGAACCCGCCGGTCGCCAGATCGAGCGACGGGGCGTCCGGTGAAATGAGCACCCGCACGGTGGCTCCCCGGAACTCAACATCCACTCCCATGAGGTCAAACCGCTGGGCGGCGGCCTTCCCGGCCTGATAGCTGAGCGCGGAGCGTTGCATGGTGAAGGCCCCGTGTCAAAGAGGCGGCAGGCATCTCCCGAAATGCGAAGGGGCCGCCCGGACTCGAAACCGGACGGCCCCCCGACTATGCACTCAACCAGAGTGGTGATTAGCCAAGCAGCACCGCAGTGTGCTCGGGCTTGAAGACCGTCACGCCCCATGCCAGGGAGACATGGTAGGTGACCATGCGGAAGCCGGGGTAAGCGGCCACCTCGAAGGCCAGACCGCTGCGGTCATCCACGACCACCTCGCGGAAGATCGCGAGATCGCCCTCGGCGGGGAGCATCGGGAGGCGGGTCGCCAGCACGATCGCATTCCGGCTGAAGCCGACATTGCGGGCGCTGGTCGCGACCACGGTAATCGCACGGGTGGCGGCGGACTGGGCAACCTGAAGACCCGGAGCCGCGATGGTGATGGAGTCACCGGAGGCGGGGTTCGAGCCAGCGAAGCTCACCGAGGTGACGACGTACTTGTTGGTGTCGTTCGCCAAGGTGATGATGTCACCGGCGGCAACCACTCCCGTGCCAGCCGTGGCCAGCGGGAGGACAGTCTGTCCAACCGTGAGGGCGGCATTGGTCGTGGTGGCGGAAGCCATGGCTCCGGCGGCCACGGTGGCGACCTGGGCGGACTCGCGGAACTTGAACCCGTTCAGATCGAGGATCACTCCCTGCGCCGTGAGGTCGCCGTTGAGCGAGGTGTTGGCGTTGAGAGGGTTGTTGAGCAGGGTGCGGATGGAGGCACCGGCCGTGGTGTTCATCACGAGCGACCTGTCGCTCGCGGGGGCACCGTTGTCGTCCAGAATCTTGCGGATCTGGGCGGACTCGCCGAGGTTCGTGGCGAACGGGGTCGTGCCAGCCGTGCCGTAAGCGCGGCTCGCGCCCTTGTAGGCGGCGACGGCGATGTCGGTCTCGACTTCGTTCACCGCAGCGCGGAGCGCCTGGGCGATCTGGTCTTGGCGGATATTGAGATATCCGGGGCCCTGATTGACGGAATACTGCTCCTCACCGCTCCAGGAGAACGGGAAGGCGCGGGTCTTGGAGATCGTGAGGCTCTTGTTGCTCACGGTTTGGTCGGCTTGCGAAGGCAGGGACATGCCAGCGGAGATGTTCAGACCGGCGCTGTTGGCCAGGGTGACAGGCGTGCGGAGGGTCTGGTTCAGGGCGACGCGGTCGACCTTGGCGTCACGCGCCACGGCGGGGATGAAGCCGACGAGCTCGCGCGACACGACGTCGAGCGCCGCGTAGACGTCAGGGATGAGGTTGCTCAGGGTGTTTGCCATAATATGTGGGGACTAGGTGTGGGTGTGTTGTGGACTGATTAATCTTGGATCTTCCCGCCCTTCCGGATGAACGCGCTGCGCTCGCCGTGCGGGAGGGAACGGAACTCGCCCAGCGTCATGGTCATGACGGCGGCGGCAGGGGGCTCGACCCTCGCGGTCGCCACCGAAGGGGCGACGCCAAGGGAGCGCTCAAGGTTCAGAAGAGCCTCCTCGGCCACCCGGGCACGCGCCTCAAGCGCGGTCGCACGGGCCTCGGCCATCTCGGCACGGGCGGTGAGGTCGGAGAACTTCGCGGCAATCGAAGTCGCGGCAGTCGCCAGCGCGGCGGCATCGGCCACGCTTGCACCCTCGACGGGAGCCTCGGAAGACTCGGCGGGGGCCTCGGATGATTCGGAGGTCTCTTCCTCGATGGTCTCGTCGGCGACGACGGTCTCCTCGATCACCGGGGTCTCTTCGGCAGTGGAAGCAGCGGAATCGGCGGATTCAGCAGCAACCTGGGCGGCTTCCTCCTCGGGGCTCTCGGGGAGCTCTTCGTTGTTGGCAGGGGTGTTTTTCATGCTCTTCGA